CCAGCTTTGGCATGTCTAATCCTTTCATCATCTAAGTCAGATAGTGAGATCATAGCTGATCGACGAACACCACCAACCACAACGACTTCACCAATTTTACACATGATATCATGGCATTCCAAAGAATTCAATTTACGGCCTTCAGCTTTACGGAATGTTGCCACCACAAACTCAAACAAATCGATTAATGGTTCTGGACCGGATGCGCGGCCACCAAATGTTTTTAATCGTGTGCCAGCGGGACGGATTTTAGACACATCCCATTTTGGGATCTCACCAGCCCACAAATGTGCCATTAAAAGACGCAATGATTTAGCCCAGCCTTCTTTAGAGTCATGCACGACAATGGTATGGTCTGATTTATAAAGCTTTTCAGGGATTTCTGGAAGTTGTTTAATGTTTTTAGATTCCACTGAAAACCCAACGCCTGTGCCACATAGCAAAATAAACATGGCTTCATCAAATGACTTTGGATCATCAACAGGTAAATATGAGCAATTGTATACGCATGTGTTATCGCGATCAGCTGCTTTACCAGCGGTCATCACAGCTCGCATTGAAGGCATTACTTCATGATTTTTAATAGCCAAAAACATTTCAGTTTTTAACTGAGTATTTTTTTCAATTGCTGGTGTTCGGCTAAAAATATAATCTACAAACCGTTGGACTGTTTCATCCCAAGTTTCACGTCGATTATTTTCATCAACAAATCTAGCATACCGACTAGCGGCTATATACTGCCTGTATTGGTCCATTTATATTATCCTTGTTTAATAGTTCTTCTGCGATTAATTTAGAATACTCTTCAGCGTTCTGCTCAATCACTCTAAAATTATAGTTGGTAGGTGGTGTAAACTTGTCGTTGGTATCTTCATACCGACCTGCAATAATAGTATCAACCCATACTGTATATTGCGGCGAAAATATTGCCCTAAGTAATGGTGTTGGACATACAAAATCACATACTACAAATTCAGATTTAGCATCTTTAGCTAATTGGTTCATGCGGTGCGCTTGTCGCATTCTGCCTGAGTCAGAAAAATCCCAGTCATCATTGTGTCTGCGAACTTCATCTGCATTAAACCATTTAACTTTTCTGCCTGCATCTAATAGTCTCTCGACTAAAGCCTTTGCTAGTGTTGTTTTACCAGCGCCGGGTAATCCCATAATGAGAATTTTTTGCATAGTGGTAAAAAAGGGGGCATTTAGCCCACAGTGCCCCTCACGAAAGATTAATCTGCGAAAGCTTGTTCTGCTGAAATACCACCACCAAAACGTTCGCCGTCTTCTAATTTTTGAATTGCATTTAATCCAAAGGTGATACCACGAGCACCGTTTGAATCATATGGGAATACAGAAATAGATACACGACCATAGCAACCTGAATAGAATTCAGTAGGATCAAGAATTTCTTGACGATTTTCATCCACTACTTTTGGTTGGTTAAATGAACTTGCAGTAAAGAAGTATGAATCAGCATATGTTGGATCATCACGTTCTTCATCGCCATCACGGAACCAAAGTTTAAGGCCTTTAGTTTTACCGCCAAAGAAACCTTGAGCGTTTTCTTCAATCACTTCGTTAATGATGTTTTGAATCTTAGCAACACCTTCTTTATCGCTTTTAGGCACGATAACAGATACTGAGTATTTGCCTTCACCTTCGCCGTTAAATGATTTGCCTTTCTCAAATACATTCGCAAATGAAAAACGAACTTTGTTCGTGGTTACGTTTTTAACTACTTTTTTTGCTGCCATGGTATTGCTCCTTTTAGCTTATTGTCCAAATTTTGGTAGGTTTTGGATTGACCTTGAATCTAATATAGCACCGAATTATGCGTCATGCAATACTTTTAAATTAAATAACGCTTCTTTCATGGCCAGTGCTTGAATAAAGTCTTTTCGATATCTTTCTTGATCCAATAATGAAGGATACAAATCTACAAGACATAACAAACTATATATCGCGTCTCTTAAATTGTAAAGCTCTTCTTCATCTTCTAATACGGGTTTTAATTCCTCAGTGTATTGATTAATCATTTTGTCCGGAACGTTAAGTTCATGTCCGAAATACGAAGCAATCATTTAAAAACGTCTTTCACCGAATTTAAATCTCGTACCAATTTTGGTGATCCTTGAGGGCGTCCAACCAAATCGCCTAATATTTCAGCAACGTTTTCGTTTTTCTTTTCCAACTGAGCCAAAGACTTAAGTTCTTGCGGTTTGTAAATGTCTGTAATACCCTTTGATTTTAAAATCTCTGCAGCTAAAGACTGATCAATGATTTTACGATGGGTGACTGTCGTGGCTAGTTTAAAGCCTTCTGGGATGATGTTCTTTTCAACGGCCATATTGACAGCGTATTCTTCCACATCGCCAACCCATGATTTAAGATCTTGAGCTTTAGATAATACTTCGGCTACTTCCTGATTACTAAGTAATGGAGGATCTACAAAATCCAATCTAGCCAGTGCCATATTGAAATCTGATCTGGCGCGGCATTGAGATTTAGCGCGACAGAATTGGCAGTGATCACCAGGGATAAAGTCTCCCTCACCAGCCCAAGCTTTTTTGGCTTTAGGTTTTACAAAATAGTTAGCCCAGTCAAGCAGTTTGGCTAATGTTGTGAAGTCGGTTGTGATGCTGTTTAATCGAGGTTGGTGGATGGTATATTCCATCTCTGTGATGTTTGGAAAGTCTTCTTTGAATTTATTCCAAGCGCCTAATGCGTACAATCTAAGCTGGGAATTGTCTTCAGCTGATACAGGAATGCCAGCGCCGAACTTAAGGTCAATCACACGCACCTTCTTATCTGACAAGATCACCACGTCGGCAGTTCCAAATCCATCGGGCGCCCAATCGCTATAATCTACTTTTTGTTCAAACATTGGACGATCACCTTCACCAATTTGTGAACGAACGTACAGTACATAATTGTCAACGTGCGCTTCAAATTCATCGTTATAGTATGGTGAAAGTTTAATCAGCTCGTATTCTCGTTTATACTCTTCGCTATCTATTTGACCAAACAGATGTCGTAGTTTGATCTCGGCCAATGAATGCGCCGTTGTGCCTTCAGCACTGTGATCAAAAGATCCCTTTGCGCGCTTTGGTTCTGGGAGAGTGGCTTCTAGTCTTGGACTAGGTGTGCAAGTAAGCCAGCGTTTAGAACTTGAAGCAGATAATAAAGCATGAGCTGCCATGGTGATCCCCTTTAGGGTGTTGAGTTGATATATTCTATCACAGCTATATCAAAAAGAAAAAGCCCCAAGGTGGGGCTTAGAGATGGCGCAGATTTGATAGCTGTTACATGTAACGCAGAAAGCCGAAAAACTCGTTACTTGCTATATCCTCTGATGTCGGCTTGACCGCCAAAAAGCTATTCATTTATCTATTCAAATATACCATAAAAGGTTGATTTTACAAGATTACCTTGCAAGGTATATCTATTCATTTTTTAATTCACGTCTTTTAAACTTTGAATTAACTTTTGAACTTCGCCTGAGAAGTCGATCACTACTTCGTTTTTAACTTCAACTTTATTGTTATCTTTAGGCTGTTGGAACTCAGCAAAGCGTCGAGTCATAATTTCAAATAGACGACTGTTGTACGTTCTATTTTCTAGGTTCTCGACACCTTGACGTTCCCACCAAGCCTGAGATGCTACAACGGCTTTAGAAAAAGCCTCTTCAGCTTCCGGATCTTCTTTACGAAGACGTAATGCTGTCGTGGTGCTAATTCCAATACTTTGATACATTTGAGCTAAAGTCCCTCCACATTCTGCCACACGCATGATCTGTGTTGTAAAATCTGGCGACCAATGTACTTTGGTTGCAGGGACTTTTTTCTCTTTTTTAACTGGCGCTGTCATTTTCCTGACCTTTAGTTTCTTCAAAGATTCTCTTGCGTTCACGCATTTCAGCAAGCGCTTGATTGACTACTGTTCGTGTGATTGCGCCAGCTAATTCCAAACGTTTCTTTTCAGCCAATGCTTCGTTCTCTTCGCGAATCTTCGCAATCGTATCATTGGTTGACAGACCCGCCAACATGCTCTTTAATAAGTCTGATGACATATTAGGCTGCTGGGACTTCTTCTACTGGGGCTGGAGCTGCATCTACTGGAGCTGCATCTACTGGGGCTGGTTCTGCTGCATCGGCAGCTGCTTGTAATGCTGCTACTTGTGGGCCGCCTTGTTCTTGGATTGCATTGATTAACGCAACAGCTGCAACAAATGGAGCATTACCTAGTACGTTTAATAGTGCGTTTGTTTGATCCACTGTAAAAGTGAAGTTTAAGTTTTGTGAGCCAATATCAGCCATTTTGATTTCCTTTAAGTTTGTCAATTTTACGATTTAAATACCATGCTGCTTTTTCCAAATCTTGAATCGAATTACCTTTATGTTCATGGCGAAGTAAGTACTTACCAACTTGCCATAATAAAGGGTCTGATTCAAAGAATTCTTCTAATACTTCAATTGCTTCCCATTTGCCTTGTGTATAATGGGATGGATTATTAACTAAATCATTGTTTTTCATATGTTTAACTCCTTTTTAATAATTTCAAGACCTTTAGCAAAATGATATCTCCAATACTTCTCGGTAACACTGATATCATTGTAGGTTAGGCCATCTAAAAAAGCGTCTAATATGAACTGTTGTTTTGGGTCTAATCGAGTGATTACTTTACGAATATCATGGACGTCTTCAGGATCCCAAGGTAACCATCCTTCGATAATGGTAATACTAAAGACGGTTTCAATATGGTCGTCTTTCTCCATGACATCCGGATCTTCGTCACTGAGTTTTGGGTTTGCTGCATTAATGATATGGGTAATTTTCATCGCCCCTATACTAATGCAAATTTTGGAAGGTTTTTTACAACAAATATTAAATATATTTTAGGGCGTCTAATACCAGCTCTTGGACTGAAATTTTACTTTCAAGGGATTTGACTACTTGTTCGTCTGCGCTTTTATTCATGAGCAAACGATGAACGATGACAGGCTTCTCTTGTCCTTGGCGATGGACACGTTTGATGCCTTGTTGATAGAGCTCAGAGCTCCAAGGTAAATCATAAAACACTACATTAGTAGTGTGCCAATGATTGTTTTGTAAGTTAATGCCGACACCACCAGATTGAGGGTGCACTAAAATCAATTTTAAGCGTCCCTCACGCCATTTTAAAATAGATTGATCACTTAGTACCTCCGCGTCAGGAAAACGCGTTTTAAGCGCTTCTAATGAGCTCTTATAGTGATAGAAAATTAAAGATGGGGTACCATCCTCCAATAAATCTTCTAAGTAATCCATTTTGGTATTGTGGATGTGCTCCCAAGTACCATCTTCTTTATACAGAACGCCGCTGGTGAACTGCAATAACTTATTAATTAAGACGGCCGCAGTGACCGCCGTAATGGTGTTATCGCGAACTTCAATCACCATGTCCTCTTTAAACTTATCATACTTATGTCGCGTTGTATGATCCATGTCCAGCTTATGGTCAATGACCGATAACTCTGGCAACTGTAAATAGTCTTCTGCCTTCATTGAAAAGCAGATGTCTTTAATCTTTTCGTTAATCTTTTCTTCTGCGCCTTCTTTAAGCTTCCAAGAATAGATAACGTTGGTGTGTCTGTTTCGTTGATCTGGCGTTAAATAGACATCTCTAAATTTAGTAAGCGATGTTCCCAAGCGAGCGCCCAGATCTAGAATGCCAATTTGACTCCAAATGTTTTGTAGACTTTGAGGTGTTGGCGTACCGGTCGCAATGATGCGACGATCAAACATCTTTAGCATTTTCTTTAATGCTTTAAATCGCTGTGTTGATGGGTCTTTGAATTTGCTGGACTCATCAATGACTAGATATTTAAATCGTTCATCTTGCCACTGAAGCCATTTAAGATTGTCGTTGTTGATGACGTAGATATCTGCCTTTTCTTTTAAGGCAGCCAAACGTTCTTTTTCAGAACCAAGAACCAATGAAACTTTGAGGTGTTTGAGATGCTCCCACTTTTGCACTTCTTGAGCCCAAACATTACGCGCAACAGACAAAGGCGCTACAATAAGCGCTTTGCCTTTTGGGCTGTCAGCCAATATGGTTAATATCGTTACGCTTTTTCCAAGACCCATATCAAGAAATGCTGCAAAATGCGGCATGGATTTAGCTTTTTCAATAATGGCTAATTGATATGCATGTAAATCAGATCTCTTCAATAAGTGCATCGACTTCTTCCTTACTCCTGATCACTACCACTGGAAACCCTAGCTGTTCCAATTGGCTGAAGACTAGTTTCTGCCTCGGACTGATCACGCCCTTTTCTGTCTTTAGTTCGACGAACTGTAGGAAGTTTTGTAGGAGCACTATTCGGTCCGGAACGCCCGTCACTGTCGAGATCCACTTCAAGCACAAGCCCTTCTTCTCCTTTACGCGCTTTATCAGATACGCTTCTACTTGCTTCTCGAGCATTTAGCTTTTCCTTAATGTCCCAAATCTGTTGGCATAAACTGCCTGTTAAATAAGCTCTTACTTCATGATCTAGATCTTGGCCAATGAATTTGCCTAGATGGTCTAATACATGGCTGACTTCATGTGCAACCAATTCAACTGTTGCATCTGGCGGCATCGCCACAATGATTAGCGTTTCCCATGGCGAACTGATGACGTGGGTTTCCGCGTCACCTGTTTCAAAGGCTTCTTTATCCAGATAGATTTCAAAATGTTGTAAGATCTTTTGATAAGCTTTTTTAGTGAATATCAAATTGACAACTTGCGGAAAGAATCCGACGTCCAGCTTATAAAATTTGTTCATAAGCTTCTTTAGCTTTAATCATAGCTCGAGCTAAGTCATATGCTTGTTGAGCATAAGCCTCATACGGTTTTCTTTTAGGGCAGTTTGGATTGGCAAGCATACCCTGTAATACCTTAGCGGCAAAGTAATCTTCAAGTGTCATATCATCCATTCTTTTTCTCCACGGGTTTAGCAAGGAGATATTTGTCGCCCAGGTATTCAAGTGCAGCCTTACGCTTCTCTGCGTAAATATCTGTTAAGTCTGTCTTCATGCCATATAAGCATTTAATTGTTTCTGATGATCCATAAAACATTATAAATCCTTTCGTAAATGGTGGTATAAATCAGCTAAGTAAATCCATAATATCATAAAAGGGAGCCAAATAGGAAATGTTATTACTATGATCCAAATTTTAGTCTTGAGTTTCACGAACTTTGTACCTCCACATTGGTCGGTTGGGTCTGCGACCGTACTCTCGACGCATCTCCCAAGCATTGTACCTGAAAAACACCTCGTACTTTTTCATGTGGTTACGGCGGGTTGAGGCCATCACTCCTTTATAAAAACGTCGTCTAATTGTTAGGAACACTATTTTTCTCCATGTATGTGTTAATGAAAACGTTTAGTTTTTCCACTAGCCACTTCTGATTCATTTCACCTACCGGCATCTTCCAATCATTGGCAATGATCGCAATTCGTGGGTCTGTTAGCCAATCCATGGCTTCATCAGTAAACTCAACTTCAAACTTGTTTTCATTAATGGTGCGAACATAAACAGCGGCTCCATCGTGCGTTATCCCTACATCTTCATTCATATATTGTCACTCCAAATGGTACTCGGCTTGCTTTCCAAGCTCTTTCCAATGCGTCCCAAACTGCCTTTGAATGTACAATCTTACCATCAATCGTTCTGACATTATTAATGGCAATTAGTACGTCCTCAATCGAGTCATTGTCTCCGGTGCTTTGGTATTTAAGGTTTGGGTTCATTAATCTTTTCCTTTTCCTTTTTAATCCAATTAAACAATTCCATAACATCATCAAACTCACTATGCTGAATGAGGTGCACTTCTACTTCGGTATTGGTTTTTGATATGCGAATAAATCCATGGCCAAATACTAATGCATCTACTATGGCATGCATGTATACTTCTTCAAGTTCACTCAT